GCCAAAGCTGCAAAGGTATATGGACGATATCGTTATATTCGCAAGTAGCAAGAAAGTCCTCCAGAGAGCCATCGTGGAGATAAAGAAGATGCTCGGTCAGCGTTTCAGATTAAAGCTGAAGCACAACTACCAGGTGTGCAAATTCTACTACGAGAAGGGCAAACGGAAGATAGGCAGGGCACTGGACTTCATGGGTTTTATATTTTACAGAAACAAGACGCTGATCAGAAAGAACATTATGCTATCCGCAACACGGTTGGCAAAGAAGATGGAGAGGTCAAAGGAAGCGAACCGTGGATACTTTCACAGACACATCGAAGCCATGCTGTCGTACATGGGATGGTTTACCTGCACGGACACATATGACTGTTACCAGAGCAGGATAAAACCATATATCCATGTGGGCCGGCTTAAGAAAATAATATCAAAAATCAAAAGGAGGCAGAACAATGAAGGAATGGACCAAGGAAAGATGCTCCGAGGAGCCGCAGGAGCTGCAGCTTGTGGCTGACGGCATCTACATCCAGAGAAAGAACATCGAGGAAGTGCAGCACGAAGCAACCGAGGGCATGGAAGCCTACACTGACTGGGAGTGCGATAGCAGGGAAATCACTGTATCGGAATACCAGATGTTGGAATCCATCAAACAGATCAACACCGACAAGGCGATTGATGATTACACCGCACAGCTTATCGAGGAGGGATTGTTATAATGAGAGCATTAATCGACAGTCTGAAAAGACTTTATGCCGCAGGCAGGCTGACAAAGGAACAGATTGCAGCCAGAGTGGAGAAGGGAACTATTGATGAAGCAGAGTACGAGGAAATCACAGGCGAGAAGTACAAGGCAGAAACCAAGGCAAAATAACTTCCAATGTACCCACGCACATGGGAGCAGGTACTGCCATAAGCACATGAAAGAATGCGACCTCGACTGCAAGGAAAGCGGCACCTGTGCCCACTGCACAAATTACCACATACCGATGACGCAGTACCCATGCAAGCGGTGTGAGAAATTAAATCAGAATTAAAGACCGTCCGGACAGGGCGGTCTTTTTAGAGAGGAGGTGCAGCGCATGGATGTGACAGCAATCATCGTGGCAGCGAGTATCCCATCAGCACTGACTGGCTTCTTTTTCTGGCTCATCGAGCAGAGCATACAGAAGCGTGCCGACAAGGAAAAAGCAGAGCGGGAAGAACGACAGAAGGAAGTAGATGCCAGAGAGCAGATTCGAGAGAAGAATGAACTCTGCATCATCAACTGCGTCAATGCTTCCCTGGCACTCGGAGAAGCGACAGCCAGAGCGGTGCAGAGAATCCCGGACGCACACTGCAATGGGGATATGCACGCAGCACTCGACTACGCTCAGAAGGTCAAGCATGAGCAGAAGGACTTTCTGAACGAACAGGCACTTAAACAAATTGTATAACAGGAGGACAAAACAATGAAGAAAATCGACTGGGTAAGAAAACTCACAAGCAGAAAACTGTGGACGGCAGTGGCATCATTCGTCTCAATGATGATCCTCGCCACAGGCGGAACAGACAACACGGCAACGCAGGTAACTGCACTTATCATGGCAGGAGCGTCCGTGGTGGCTTACATCATCGGGGAAGGCTTGACCGACTCCGCCAACATCGGTGCTTCGGATGATACCGAGGAATAGTAACAGGAAACATACGCAGCAGGGCGGCCAGTAGGCTGCCCTATTATTTTAGGAGGAATTCACTATGACAGAGAAGCAGATCAGACAGGCTATGGTAACCAGAGCGAGAAGATATCTCGGATGCAGAGAATCCAACGGAAGTCATAAGCAGATCATTGATATCTACAATAAACACAAACCTCTTGCAAGAGGGTACGCAGTGAAATACACAGACGCATGGTGCGCTACATTCGGGTCAGCGGTGGCAATCCTTGAAGGACATACAGACATCATCCCGACCGAGTGTGGATGTGATGCACAGATCGCCCTCTGGAAAGCAAAGGGAAGATGGCAGGAGAATGATGCCTATGTACCGCAGGCAGGAGATTATATCTACTACGACTGGCAGGACAACGGAGTAGGAGATAACAGAGGAAGCAGCGACCATGTGGGAATTGTAGAGTCCTGCGATGGAAAGATCATCACTGTAATCGAGGGAAATAAGAACGATGCAGTTGGAGAGAGACAGATCGCAGTAAACGGAAAGTACATCCGTGGCTTCGGACTTCCTAACTACGCAAGCAAGGCAACTAAGGAAACAACTGCCTCCGGCACAAAGGATGTGACCGAGGTAGCCAAGGAAGTCCTTGCAGGCAAATGGGGCAATGGCGATGAGCGCAAAAAGAAACTGGCTGCTGCCGGATATGATTATGCAACAGTGCAGGCAGAAGTAAACCGCCTTGCAAGTGGTGGATCAGCGTCTGCAAAGAAAAGCGTGACTGAGGTAGCCAAGGAAGTGATCGCAGGCAAGTGGGGCAACGGCGAAACCAGAAAGCAGAAGCTGAAGGCAGCAGGATACGACTACGCAGCCGTGCAGAAGAAGGTCAACGAACTTCTGTAATTGGCGATTGACTTATAAAAAGAGTGGAGGTATGATGTGCCGCAGAGGGGGTTCTAAAGGGGGTAAGCACCCGGACGATGTGACCGACATAAATGTCGGGAACACCGTAGCACAGAACCCAGAGCGTGGCACACCGTGACCGCCAGAATAAGACGAAAAGCAACCCAGTGGAACAAACACCCACTGGGTCTTTTTTATTGCCTAAATAGGGCGGATTTGGAAGCCAAAGAAAAAGCAGGGGCAATGATTACCCCTGCGGAAAAATAAAGATTTTATAGACTTGCTCCGGGGTAAGAGAATACCTTCGGGCAATGAGACGGATATACTTCAGAGCGAACTCACCACGACCATTCCAGATGGTGGAGAAGTTCGGAACGGACATACCAATGGCCGCAGCCAAGTCCTTATTTTTATCTCCGTGAGCACGCATGATCGGCTCAAGCAATTCTTTATTCATGAGAGCCACCTTCTTCGGACGCACTTGCGAATTTGAGCCACTTGGAAATTCCATCGACGCAATAAGAACCAGTATATGGGTTGGGGCAATCATTATCTTCAAAGAGACAGAAGTCACACCGCCTGCTTGATTTTCTGGCAATCAGCCTTGCCAGTTTCTCGTCTGAAAGTTCCCTTAATTTTTCACGGTTAGTCATGTCATATACCACCTTTCTAATAAAAATCAAAATTAATAAAAGGAACAATGAGCCATGTCGCCCATCGGTCTCGCCCGACTGGAGAGAGCGTCCAGTGTTACGGTACACCGGATAAGACCTCGTGCTCGGCTACACACCACCTAACCCTTTCTCTGCAACGCAGGAAACAAAATCAACGAGTTGCGATAGGCAATCGGCAAAACCAATAACTCCTCCTACCTTTAAGGCTTTCACGTTAAAAACCAGGCAAACTTGTCAGACATCACTCAGACATGGCATTGTCCTTCGCTCCCCTCACGCTTCCGCCTTCTGGACTTGGGACCAGACATCGGTGGGTTAGAGCCGGAGCAGATACACTGCCCCGGACGGACCGGCTACATTCTGGAAAGCAGGAGAAGCAGACCAGAAACCACGATAAGCAACTCCGCTATCCGAAAAGCCAGAACCGAAACTGAAACACGTAACCGTTTCATTGACAAGACCTCCAATCGTGTGGTATATTTTGAGAAGCAAGGGCGAGAGGAGGACCCCTCACCCAAGCGGAAATCATAAGACGATGAACTTGATCACTGCGATCAGCGTTCCGATTTCCAATGCAAGCTGAGTAAGTGCTCGTATCACTTTACTCAGCTTATTTATTTTAGAAACCAAGGAATCCAAATCCAT